CCGGAGACCCGCTTGGGAAAAGGCTCCAGAGGCTTTACTGGAGGAGCGGAAGGGGTGGGATTTGAACCCACGGCAGGTTGCCCTGCGTTCGATTTCGAGTCGAGAAACGGCTACTGACTACGAACGATTTACGGAAGGAGTGCCAGAAAGTGCCAAGGCGGGGCGGATTCGGATGAAATTTCGGGCGATGGTTTTCTGCCGTGCTTTGCGCCAGACGCCGTCACCGGATTCGGAATCACGATCTCCGCGTCCGTTGGTGTTTCCTTCGATGGTGATGATCTGGTGGCCGGAATCGGACTCGACGATTCCGACATGCGAGAAGTCGAAGACGACAATGTCGCCGGGTTGGGCGAGGTCGCGTTCGTGCAAGATCACCGAGGTTTTGGGGCGGGACTTCGCCCAGCCGATGAAACCGTAGGCGAGCGCGGTCTTTGGTCGCCATTCTTCGGGCGTGGAGGATTGCAGGTTGAGCCAGTCGCGGACGCCGGGTCGGTCGAGCCACTCGCGGATGCACCAATCAACGAACGCAGCGCACCATGGCCACGAAGCTGGCTTGAGGTTGGTGGCCCGCTGGTAGTCGCGGATTTTGGATCCGTTGTTGTTGCCTCCGATCTCGCGGACCCCGACTTCTGCTGCTGCGATTTCGGCGAGCAGGCGGGTCATTTGTCTTTGAGGGCTTTTACCTCGCCGAATTTCGACCAGGCATAGGACAGGTTGTCGTCTTTCGGGAGATCGGGGTTTTGCACCGGCATGTATTTGACGGAGACGCTGAGTTGCAGGTTGCCCATCTCGCCGACTCGGTCGCCGAACGGCGGGACCGGGATGCTCACGCAGGAGGTCAAGAATGCGAGGGCGAGGAAAATCCAGCCAAGCATGACCATCGCAGCGGCGATCCGGCCCGGGGTCATCCCTTGCGGAGGATGTTGATTGCGCCGACCAGCCCTAACCCCGCCGCCACGATGGCTTCTTGGTGCTGCGGACTGAGCGAGACGCCCAGCGCCGTGAGGACCAGAAGGACGCCCCTCCAAGTTGACGATTGGCCGAGTTGTGTGAGCAGGTAGTTCATTGGTTTCATGTTGTGGATGGTATCAGTCAAAACTCGCTAGTCAAAAATCACTCTTCGGTCACTGCGTCCACCGCAGAGTCGCCGATGTTGAATAGGTCTTTGGCGAGGTGTGTGATCGATGCTGCGGCGGCGATGTTGGGGTGGGCAAGACCCATGGCCGATACGATCATGTCGATGTCGCGCATGACATCGCGCATCTCGAAATCGCCTTCCAGATATTCGGGGATTCGCTTGACCGGGTTGATTGCTCGATCCACATCGAACATGGTTCCGCCCGGTTGATACTCTCCGAATGCTCTGTAGATGGCATTCTGTGCTGTCGATCCGAGGACGGGGAATCCGTAAAGCGGTTCGGTCGCAGCCGCAATTGCGATGCGTTTCGGCGACCAATACTTGTCGTCGAATAGTTCTTCGTCTTCGTCATCGAGCATGTCGCGCCAGATGGATCGCAGAATTGACGAGGCAATGGAATTGATCGCCACCACATAAGCCAGCGTCCGCATCTTGGTCGCGGTGTCCCGCTCGGCGAAGGAATAGGCGACGAGAGCGAGGTTTTTTCTCGCCTCGGAAGCGAATGCCCATCCGGCGCGGGCCAGCGGGTTGGTGGATGTGTTTTCGTAAAGACTCCGCGCTCCGGGGCGTGTCGGCTGCGCGATGCGGTCGGTGACCCGCTCGGCGATGTTCCGCGCATAGGATTCCGCTTCCGCGCCGGTCAAGCCAAGTTCCTGCGCTTTGGTGAGGTGGTAGTCGTAGGTGATCGCATAGGTGCCTGCGGTGAATAACCCGTCCGCACCGGAGAGCAGGTTGCCGAGCCGCTTGCCTGCTTGCTGGATGGCGGTGGGCTTCGCGCCCTTGAGTCCCTGCATGGCCATCTGCACAACCGGCGGCATCTGCGCGATCCGGCGTTGGATGTATGGTGAGTTGATTGAAGCATCCCAGCCGAGTTGCCCGGTAAGTAGTTTCCCCATGCGCTTGAGGTATGCCTTGAGCGGCATCTCTGCCAGTGCGGCCCCGAGTTGCGTGGACTGCACAAGAAGCGTGGACACGCGACCGATGAGGGCGACCTGCGAAGCACGACCCAGCACATTGCTGATGCCTTGGTTGAGCGCCAGATGCGCCCCGGCATCGCGAGTGCCGCCTTGGGCGAAGTAGTCGAGCCATGCGTTGAGAATCTTCCGCGCCTCGGCCCCGCCTTTTTCCTCGACTGAGTTTTGCACATCGCGATTCCGCAAGACTCCATTGACCTCGGCGATGAACGGGGCAAAGGCTTTCCAATGCTCCATCTGGAGGGTGTGCGAAATGTAGGTTTGCAGGACATCGGCGAAGCGAGGTTCCGCGATGGCGGTTCCGCGAGTGCGTAGCGCCCCCGGGGATGTGCTGGCACCAGACATGGCCGATCCGCTCACCGGATCAAGAACCTGTCCGGTTGGCGCGGAGATCGGTTGAACCGTGACCGGCGAGTAGTTGCGAATCTGCGGGAGGTTGACTCCGTTGAGTTCGGCATAGACGGCGTTGATGTTGCCGTATTCGTCGGCGTATTGCTTGAGCAACCAATCCCGCAATTGCAGCGCCTCGGGAGATAGGTTCGCGATGATCTCGTCCACAAAATCTTGATCGTAGTGCCACGACCCGGAGGGCTTGCCGGTCTCATCGAGTTCGCCGGTCATGTGCCTGCGCCCATCCTCTTGCTCCCACATCATCACGGCGGATAGACCTTCCAGTTCTGACAACTTGATGCCCTGCACCTCCATGCTGGGTTGAGCCAGGTTGTATCGGAGTTGCTCGCCCGCAAGTAGGTTTCCCCCGGCGAGGTCGGTGAAGAATCCTTCCAGCGCCTGCATCTTTGCCTGCTGCCCGTCCTCTTTGGCGTTCTCTGTGGCCCTCTGGCGGTCGATGAGGGTGTTTGCCGTCTCGCTATTTTCTCCGAAAAGGATGCCTGCCACTTGGTCAAAATTCAGCAGGTTGAGGATGTAATCCTTCCAGCTTCCCTTGAGACCGGAGTCGGCAATCGCCTTGGATTTTCTGCCTGCGAGTTCACCAGACTTGCCGGTGTCTTGGATCGCCCCCATTCGGGCGACTTCGCGTTGTTCGCGGAGTTGGATCACTTTTTGCGTGTGTGCGGCATAGGCACCAGACCAAATACGAGTCGCCTCGGTGAGCGCCGACTTGCGGCGATCCGCATCGGCATTGCGCCAATCCCCGACAAGGGAGACAAGTGCCGCCTCGACCTGCGCCCGGGCTTCCTGCTCGGCGGTGAGTTCTCCGCTGGCAATCTTGGCATCCAATCCGGCGATGTGGGCGGCGACCGAGACGGCATCCATGTCCACGGCGCTGCGGACCACGGTGAATAGGTCTTGGATGTCGGCTCCGATGCCCTTGGGTTTTTCTCCGGGCGCGGCTTTTTTCGGCTTGGTGCGGTCGAGGAGTTTTCGGAATGCAGCGTCGTATTCCTTGCGGAGAGTCCGTTCCAGTTGGCGGTCGATCATCTCGATGCGTTTCACGAAGAAATCCGAAAGCGCCTTGTCGCCTGTTCCGATGTTGGCCAGCACGGCAAAGCCCCCCACCTTGCCGCGAATTTCTGGAGGAAGGACTGAAAGCACGGCATCCAGTTCGCCGATGGATTGAAGCAGTTTTGTGCGGCGAACCTTCTCGGTCATTCGGGCGCGGGATGCCGAATCGCGATTGGCAGCGGACTCCTTGATCTGCTGACTCTGGGAGTTCGCCTTGGTATCAATCGCCTTTTTCTGCTCCTTGTATTTGTCTCGGATGCCTTGCTCTAAAATCTTCGCCCGGTCCTTGGCATCGCGCTCCACACGCTTGCGCTCGGCTGGGGTTGCTGCCGCTTCGATGCGCGGCATGAAGGTGTCCGCGTTGTCCTGTAGCGCCTTCGCGACCTCGGCGTTTTCCTCGGCGGTGAGATCGGCGAAATTGGAAGCCCGCTCGGTTTCGACTTGTTCAAGGGCCGGAGCCGTATCGGTCTCCTTGGCCGATTTGATTGCGTCAATGGCTTCCTTGTTGGACTCCAAGAGTTGCCCGAACTTCGCCCGCGCCCGCTCGTAGACCTTGAGCCGCTCGTCCGGGCCTCGGTTCATGCCGCCGAGCGCCTTGTTCACCCGGTCGATCTCGGACTGCGAGGCTATGGAGTAGTTGAGCGGATTTGCCTTACTGCCACCTCTCACTCCAAGCACCTTGAGGGTTGTTGATGACATTCCCGAAGTGGGCATCAGATTCAAACGCTCCTGCGGCGTGGCATACTGACCCGTCTCTTTGCCCACAACATCCTGCCAATCGACGGCTTGGTTTAAGACATGAAGTTTGACCTTCGATTTTTTGTTCCGAGGAACCAGAGTGAATGGATAAGATTCATGGGCAGTTGAGGCTACACCATCGACCATCCCATCCACCTCCAGCACGGCGTATATTTTCCCGTTTCCGTGGTCTTGGAAATCTCGCAGGAATGGCTCGGTCAACATATTGCCCAGCCCTTGCAGGATCGATGCCTTGGAAAGTTTGCCTCTCTTGATGGAATTCTTCGCATGCTTGTTTTCTGCATCCGTTAAAATACCGGCGACATATTCCGAGGCTTTTGAGTTCGATCCAAGGTGCGCTGATAATTGTTCAGCCAAGGATTCCACAAACATTTTTCTGACTTCAAAAATGGAACCAGTGGGTTCCAAGAAGGAGTCCATTTTAGCCAAGTTTCCAGCTAATCCATCGCTGGCTTTTAGCGTGTCGCGGAATTTCTTTATTCCTTTGCCCGGTTTTACAACTTTCACTTTGCTGGCGGTCACCAGCATTGAATTCAATTTTGCTTTGGAGAGTCCTCCCTTTGCATCTGATGATAGCGCATTGAGAAATTTGACGACCCCGCCCGCCATCGAAGATGAGGAAAATAATTTTTCGACCGGCGCAGACACAAGACCCATCAAGATTTTGCCATCGTTCTTTTTTCCAATCTCGTTGAGATGCTTGGCGGACCTCATCACCATTGCCTCGGTGGATGCCCAAAAGTAGTTTTTGTCGGCAAACAATGCCGGGTAGTAAACCCCGCCCTTGCCTTGGATTTCCTCGCCATCAGTCAGCTTGATCGTTCCAGCAAAGGCGTTGTCGGGAGAATGCAGCAGAATGTGCATTCCTTTGAACTCCTCGATGTCATGGCCGATGACGACACGACCATCCTTGACCAACTTGTCGAACCGCTTGTCGTTTTTGAAATGCTCTACTGAAGCAATGCTGTAGGAAATGCTTGAAATCTGGCCGTCTCCAAATTGCGCGTCTTTCACAAAAACCGTGTTGCCAATTTGGTAAGCCTCGGAGCCTCCGACAACCTGCTTCATCGTGGCTCGGTCGTAGTAAAAGCTGTGGCGGTCTGGGTTGAATCCGACTTGCGTCCATTCACTCAAATCCGCAGGCATCGACTGATCGCTGGACCACTTCCCACGAATAGCAATGTGCGGGCCTTTTGCGCCACCCATTCCAATTTCCAGAGATTTTTTCTCGTTAAGAATGAATTGAGGATCAGAAATCCTCGCAGCAGCATCATACGAATTTCCGGATTTGCCTTTGATGGTAACAACGCCGACTCCCTTGCGCGTCATGGCAGGGACATCTTGGCGGATTGTTACAGCCTCGCCGGGTTGAATGTTCGATTTGGCAATTTGATCCCTGCGTTGTCCCTCGTTGATGGCATCGTCAATTGTGGCGCGGCTTGGCAATTCAGACTCGGCCTTTGGAGGCTCGACAAGTTGTGCCGGGAAGTTGTCGCTGATGGCTTGGTCGATTACGGATCGCGGAATGTCTTCGCCTGCGGCTCGGCGCTGCAAGAGGTCACGGACTATTGGGGAATATGCGCGGCCATTTTCAACAGCAACGCCGGTAGCTGGCGCGGCGAGGGCTTGCGATGCGGGGATGCGGTTGCCGTTCTCCTCGGTGATGCGAATGAGGTTTTCGTCGAAGACGACATAGTTGGAGGTGCGTTCTGGAAAGTTGCGAAGAAGGTCGCTTCGCATTTTCTCCTTGGCCTTGGGAGTGTCATAGACACTTCGCATGAACTCATCGACAGCGGCTTCCTTGTTGCCGTTGTTTTTCTCGGCAAGTTCTAAAAGCCGCTCGTCTGTAGCATTGACCGAGCGACTTCCGCCGTCGAGGTAGCGGATGCCGGGGATGCCTGCGGCGAGGAGCCGCTCGCTAGCCATTTTCTCGGCGGTGTTCTTATCAAAGTTCCGCAAATCCTCGACAAGACCATTGTAAACCACACTTCCGTCGTATTCGCTTTTGTCGCTTTTCCAAATATCAGCAGTTGCTGCTTTAATCGCCGCCTGCACTTTTGGACTCTGCTCACTCAATGGCTTGTCCCAGTCGAGGAGGTCTTCCGGTTCGGCATCGAGTTCCACGGTGTAGAGGTTGCCTGTTGGGGTTGGGGTTGTGTCTTTAATTGCTGACAAAACCTCGTCTACATCTTTTACATATTGCGAGTTGGATTCGACATTATCGCCTTGCGCTGCCCAAACCTTTGATTGGGATTTTGATGACTCCAATTGTTTTACAAAACCATCCAGCGATTTTGTTTGCTTCCAAAAAGCCCGAGCTTCTTTGAGTATTTTTTTTGCCCCCGGCGTAGACACAATGTTGTCTGCCATCTGCCCATCTGCGGTCATCAACCGAATGCCGCCGAGTTGATCTCGGTATCCTTCTCCAACCGCTTTTGCTTGTGCAAAATACAGCCCCCAGCCATAAGCCTGCGCTCCTTCGCCGGTGCCGATCTTCTCGGTGCTGAATTTGTCCACCTTGTGCGGGGTGCCGTGGAATGCTCCGATGCTGTAGTTTGCAGGTCCGGTAATCGTGGCGTTGCTGGCGCGAATGGAGGGAGTATCAGTCGAAACTGCGCTGGCGCGGGAGCCGATGGAGAAGTCATTGCCTTTGGGTTCCGGCTTGTTTGCCCGGAAGTCAAGGACCGGGATGGTGTCCATGCCGAGTTCCTTGGCTGCGGTGGCGCGGTGCCTGCCGTCTTCCTTGCCATCCGCATAGATGGCCAGCGGGTCGAGTCTGCGCCCGCTCTGCATCATGTTTTTGAGGTCGTCTATGTTGTCGCGGGAGGCTTCGTCCACTTCCAGCGGTCGAACCTGTGAGAGGAATTCGTCGGGCGACATAGTGACGATCTGCCCGCCGCGCTGGGCGAAATCCTCGTTGGCCCACCACTTCCCTTTGTCCTCCATGGGGTATGGATTGGTATCAGTCGAAACTCGTTGACCAACCGAGTAGTTGAAGGTGCCTTGTGCCAGTTCGCCGCCGACCCGCTCCCGGGTGGTGTCCACCATGGTCTGCTGGTTGAGGCCGACCGAGTCGGCGAGGAAGGATTCAAAGTTGGAGTCGATCTTGCCGGTGGCGAAGGCGTCCTTGAGCTTGATGGCGCGGGCCATGGTCTCTTTGAAGACTTGGAGCATGCGCTTGATGTAGTCCACGAAGGAGGCTGGGAGGGAGGTCTCTTCGATGCGCCCTGCTGCGTAATCCATGCCGACCTTGGCGATGTTCTCGATGATGTCGGTCTCGGTATCGGTGGCATAGGTTTCGCCAGTGGCCTCGCTGGTTTGGTTGAGCCACCCTCGCAGGGAATCCAGATCAGTGCGACCCTCGGCGAGCGCCTTGCGGACGAAGACATGGTTGATCTCCTCAAAGGCATCCTCCGGGCGGGAATTCTCGCGGAGCTTGATGACGCCACGGAAGACGCCTTCGGCGGTCGTCTCGACATTGGCCTCGCCGAGGATGTTGTAGGTGGTGAGGTCAGACCCTTCGGGGATGCCTGCAAACCGGATGCGCTCGTTGAGATTGGCGATGCCTTTAGAATCACCGGCCTCTGTCAGCCGGTCGAGTTCTTGCTGGACGGTGCGGGGCGCTTCGATGGTGGCTTCGTTGGTGGGGTCTTGGGCGCGGAAGTAATCCACCATGTCGGAGACGGCATTGCGCTCGTTGATGAGTTGCGCCTCGTTGTGCTGACGCACGGCCTCCAGCGCGGCCTGCTCGCTCTTGGTGCGGAGGAGTTCCCGGCCATCGGGCGAGGTGACGACGATGTCCTCGGACCCATCGGGCGCGGTGACTCGCTCTATGCGGGCGTCGAGTTCTCCGGGGGTGCGGGCTTTTTCAATGGTGTTTAGGACTTCCTGCTCACCGGCCTTGATGTTTTCCGATGTTCGCTTTTCCCATTCCATCTGGATGCGAGCGTCGTATTCCTCGGGATTCTCGGCTCGCTGGATGAAGGTGACTTGATCCTTCCCAAATCCTGCCATGCGGAGCTTGGTGGCGTTGAGTTCGGCGGAAGGGTTCTTGATGTCGCGGTAGGTGGCGACTCCACCGCCGATGAGGGCGAGCGGGAGGGTGGCGAAGAAGGTTTCGGCCCGCTGACCTCCCCATTCGTTCAGCAGTTTCCCAAAATCCTTGTCGGGCATGTCCTCGCGGAGGGCGGCGACGGCGGTCTCCAGCACAGGGGCGATGAGGTCTTGAGCGCCTTCCTGCAAGTTCTGCTCCACGACATTGGCTCCGATCTTGACGGTGCGGCGGACGCCATTGCTGGCGATGCGGTCGAGGTAGCGGCCAAACATGGGGAGTCGCCCGGTGAGGCTGCTCAACTGGACCCGGTCGATGGCGGCATTGGCCGCGCCTTCCACCAGGGCGAGACCTTGGGCGAACTGCGGGTTGATTTCCGGGTTCTCCAGCATGATGCGGTCGTATTCGGTTGCTTGGTAGGCGAGGACGCCGAGGTAGGGGTTGACGGCGGTCGCGCCCATGAGCGGGATGCTGCCAGACAAACCGTAGGCTCCGCGCTCGGCGGTTCCCCAGAAGGATTTCTCTTCCAGCACGGGGCGGATGGGATCGACGCCGGTCTTGGCGACATTGCGAAGTTCACGCACGACCTTGAAGGACTCCATGGCATTTGTGGCGTAGGAGGTAAATTGATCAGCCTCTTCGGGTGTGGCTTCGCGGTAGCCGTCTTGAGGGGTGGCAAACATTCCGACCGTGGGAGCTTGGCCGAGGACTTGGGCTTTTGGTGTCTGCTCGGCAACGGTCGCCTTGGTGATGTCTCCATTTTGAGGCACCAAGACTTTTTGCCCGCTTTTTACTTTTTGCAGCACATCGTTGACGCCTGCTTCTTGAATTTGAAGCGACCCCTGTGGGATGAAATCAAACCCACGGGTGAAGGCTTGCCCCATGTTGATGGCAAACTGCTCGATCCCGGCGCGGTCGATCTGACCGGCTTGCGCGGCGAGGGTCACATATTTGTAGATTTTCTGGCGGTCTTCGGGTGGAGCGCCGACGAAGTCGTTGGCGAGGCTTTGCATGTCCTCGTCGGTGGCGTTGCCTTGGGTGAACGAGGTGAGCGTGGAGAGCGCCTTGGACGCTTGCGGGCGAACGGTGTCGAGGTCGTTGATCGTGTCGTAGTAGAGCTTGTAACCCTGCGAGAGGAAGGCGGCGTCATTCTGACCGTCCACCAGTTCCGGGTATTTCTGCTGCCATTGGTTGAAGACCTCGGTCATGCCGTCCACAAAGGGGCGGGTCTGGCCGAGTTGAGAGTCGGCAATCGCTTTGCCCACGGACTGCATCTGGAGGTCGTTGATCGCCTCGGTGCGTTGCTTCTGCCAATCGTAATCTCCCCGGATGAAATCGAAGAGTTG